CGATGGGCTGCTTGTTTCTGTCCTCAAAGCCAATGGTAAACTTAATATCCTCCCACGAGTACTTCACTATGGGATCTTTGTCAATCATCGATCAATCTCCTATAATCTTAAATATGCTACGCTTGCTTATTGGCTTTTCGCAGATACAGCATTCTTCCGAATCATTAATATAGTACAATACTTCCTCTATATATTTCAATCCGATAGAATAAGTATCATCGGCTATCATTTGTCGTTCCTTTAATTCTGTATGCGAAGAATAAGCATCGTTGTTATTCATAGTTCCAAACCTCGTCGGCAAGCTATTACCGAATTTTACGACACGTGAATAGGACAGATAGGCAACAGCCTTCTTCAACCCTCCGATAATGCGATATTCTCCTTTCTTCGATTTATACAAACCTCCATTTAGTAATATTGTATCTTTACTCTGCATTATCTTCTGAAATAGAGTATCTCCTACTAGATAGCGAATGTCTATATCTATCGCCTCGTCTATCGCTTTATTGGCAATTTCCTTATCTGCATAGCAAGGCCTTGCCAATGTCGATATATCAGTTGGTGTTATTAGTGCTGCCATACAACATCGATTGTATTTTAAAAGTATCAGAAGTGAGTTCTCCAAATGGTTGCTCATACCAATTCTTGAATATAGATAACAAGGCTCTCGATATTGCCCTCTGCTCTTTGGTTACCTTACCCGAATAGTAGGAATAAGCGTCAGCCAATATATCACCAGAGAAGCCGAGCTTTCCTTTTCTTATTGCCAAAAATGCTTCTTGGTTGAATGCTGAATAGATATTATCTATTATGCTATCCGCCGTTACGGTAAATTCCTTATCATAATTGTTGGTCGACAAACTTATAAATTCAGGAGATTGCTCGTCAGCTCCTATCTCTATCTCTACTATCTTGCAGGCATTAAAGTCTCCCTGCAAGTTTTTCAACACAGGAGAATATTCACTTTCGTAACTCTCATGTCCGTAAGATCTCCTTTCATCGTCAAAATAATTCTCTTGAATATCTGTTCCTTTCCTTGTAATCAATGCCCCGCTCGGCAAGAAGTTATTCCGGGCGTTGCGATAACGTACATTGGCAAGTCCTTCATCTGTACTCATATCCGTGATAACAGGGTCATACACCGGAAGAGGGTAAACCATGTTGCCATTCCTCGAATACCATAACACCTGCCCCTTATAATCATTTATCCCAACCTCTTCAATTTCGGTAATTGCAGAATTGGGATCGAAAACATGAATGAAACTAATGTTCGACTTGTTGACTTGAACTCGTTTTCCATTCCTAGTCTCATCACCCGTCCAGTTAGGGTGAATGGCTATTTCTGTCACTTTCCCGTAATCATTTGGCTCTTTAAGCCTCGTTGTAATGAAGGGGATATGATGAATGTTGCGAATCTTTCCTAATACATCATAATTGGCATGTATTGCAAAACCTCCGAACTTTGCAAGATCATTAGCTAACAATCCCAACAAGTCATCTAGTGTATCTCCGCTTTTGTTGATTTTGTAATCTGAAATTATTTGAGAGTTGAATCCATTCCCTTCTATGAAATCTGCATAGCGAGACAAACAGCCGGAGGCGATAGACGACGATGCTACCACCTCGGCTAATTTATTGGGATACAAATTATCTTCACCATAGCTCTGTATATTCAGGCTACTCAGATAATTCGTGTTAATCCTCTTTTGAGGCTCCTTTACGGCTTTTAGATTCATAGAACTCGTCAGGGATTACAGAAAACATGGTTCGCAAGCCGGGGTTATTGGTCAGATATTCTTTGGCTATATCATCGGTAAGGTTCTCATTCGTGTAAACACGTGGATCACCGAACACTTGAATCACAGCTCCGGGTTTTAATACAAATTTCGATTTCTCTTTCATCTTCTTGTTCCTCTTTAAATAAGTGAATGTTTCAATCAATGCATCTCTATGCTTGTCCTTGCAGTTACATTTCCGAACTTCTTTTTTCAAGGATTCATTATAGAGTTTCTCGATCGTTCGATGATCCTCCTGCGATAGGGAGTTTATTCTCCCTATCAACTCTGAGGATAATTTCATCGCTTCTTCATAGGTCATACACTGGGAGAAGGATTAACTAACGAATTAATCATCGCCAGCGTAGCTTCATAACTGGTCTTGAACAAATAAACTTCTGCCACAGGGCTTTCTGTTTCAGTCATGGTAACCTGCCATCCGCCTTGTGTATCCGAGCTATACGGGTCACGATTCGCTGCCGTTGCGAACATGCCTTGTTTGATACCGAAAACTTCAAAGGAACTGTCTCCCTTCGTACCTTGTGTGGCACTAAGATTTTTCCATGTGTTTTCGAGAATCACGACATACTTACCATTGAACAAGGGGTCTATCACTGTTTCAGCAATCTTGGGACCTTTGTTCAATATCGTAAATTGGACATTTTTAGTTACAGTATTGGAAATTGTTCCAACGGCAAGTTCAGAGGTAGATCCCGTATAGGGTGTATTTCCTCTTTGAACGATTTCATAGGCCTTTTTCCCTTCTTTTAGAACAAGGTCTGAAATCGTATTCGCACCAGAAAAGGTGGTGGCCGTAAAATCGATGTCGTCCCAGTTAATAATTATTCCTTTGTGCTCATACCCCTTTGTAATAGGATCGCCACAATTTGGAACTATTCCTGCCGAAATCAAACTAACACAGTCTGTTGCCATTTCATTTTCCTTTCTTAAAAAATTATTTAGCATGCTACTTGAACTAACTCATCTTCTGCGATTAAAGTACCGAGGTCTCCTGTCGAATAAATTTGAGTTTGTCGTTTTTCACGATTGAAGAAAATATCCAAATCTGAAATCAATTCTCCGGGAGCCCCCACAAGTAAATTCTTCGGCGAAGTGTAAACAGCTCGGTGAGGAATGTTCAACTTCGTCTTATCATTTTGATATTTTTGAATCATTCTGTCCCAAATCGATACGGAATAAATAGGAACACCATTGTATTGCGCCATTTGAACACCATCGAAGATAACTTCCCACGGCATTATCGTGCTGTAAGTCTTCTTCACATCTTGCGTCAATGCGTCTGCCAATGATTTTGTCATAAAAATAGCTGCCCCGTCAAGGGTAGAAATTCTTGGGTCTGCTTCCATCAACATGGAGTCTACTATGCCCGTTGCAACACCGGATTCTAATAATTTCGATTTTTGAAGGGCTGCCGTTGTTTGCGAATTTGCCGCAATTGCTGTTTTCTGAGCCTCATTATCTGTAATTATTGCAAACAGTCGTTTCCAGAATCCATCGGCAACTGTAAACAAGTTGGTGTTAACCCCGTCTGTTATCTGACCACTTCCTTCGGTTATATTATTTGCATCCTTGTCGCCGAACCAAATTAACCGCCACATCATATTTATCATGGCCTTTTCCAATGCCGGGCGATAGACAACATTCATATATTCGATAGAGGTCATGTCGCCCTTATCCGTGCCTGTTTTCAGCGTATATTCGGCTACTGTACCCATAATATCGTCATAACAGAGCTTTAAGGGTATTTCCCATTCTCCCAATTCCCACTCTTTTTCGTTCGCCTCAATGGAAGCAGATACATAAGTAGGATTACACCGGTTCGTCAGTTTCGTTCCGACATCTTCCATATCGCCTATGAACCCTAATTTCTTCCCGTTTCTCGCACTAGTCATCAATGTAAATAGCGCTTCAAGGCTTTCGTCCTTGAACGTTGTCATCGGAATTAACTCCTGCAACGTTTTTATCGCCCCATTATCAGGGGTCAAATCTTCAAAAGTTCCCATAATAACCTAAACAATCTCTTAATATTACCTATTTTCTTTTTCGCTTTTCAACCTCATGGGCTTTCGCTTTCTCTTTCCTCTCCCTTAATTCCTTTTCAAGGACGTTTTCCTCTTCTACCGGATCTTTCTTTCTAGCCGGATTTGGTTTAGGGGGCACATAATTGCTAGTCGTCACTCTGTCAAGCCATTGTTTGCCCCCTGCCGCTTTAACTTGGGCTAGAATAGCAGACTCCTCGTCGCTTTTTCCCTTCGCTCTTTCTGATTCCAGCTCCGCTGTAAGTCGAGCAATCTCAGCTTTAAGTGCTTCCACATCTTCGCCTCCATCAGGGACAGCTTCACGAATATCGGTAATCACGCCGTCAGATACGATAATCGTTCTCCCATCGGGCATCAACCATTCCCCGTCAGGGCTGGCGGCATCACCTACCTCCGGGTCTCCTTCTTCTCGTTCTACTGTCAATACTTGCCCGTCCTCAGTTTGTAGCTCGATGTCTTTTGCACCTGACAAACCGAGTGCTTGCGCCAACACATTCAGCGCATCTTTCAGATTCTTTTTACTCATGTTTTTTTTATTTTTGTTTGTATTGGAAATAGCCGAAATCGGCTCGATTATTTCCGTTATGAATCCCAAATCCTTAGCTTCCTGCATGCTTATATAGCGTTCCTCTTTCATCAGAGTGGAGAGAACTTCCCTATCAGCCCCCGTGCGCTCTACATAGAAGTCAAGAATCTTATTATCCTCCGACCTCAAATCATTAGCTTTTGCTTCCAGTTCTTCCGCCGTGGCATTCTCTATATAAAAATCACAGAAGCGGGTATTGTGAATCAGAAGCCTCTGGTTCTTATATCCTTTACGTACCGAACCTGCGAGCAGGACTATCGTCGCCATAGAGGCGCACACTCCGTCAACCACCGTTATTATTTTTTTGCCGGTCGCCCTCAATTTGTCAACGATAGCCCAGCCCTCGGCTACATCGCCGCCCGGACAATGAATGCGCACCTCTATCGAATCGTCATCTTCCGGTATCTGGCTTACAAAATCGTCTACATCGATGAAAGAAACTGCATTGTCCCCGAAAAACTGCAATAATGCTTTTTCCGACTCGTTCGCTATTTGAGAATATATTTTTAATACCATTATCCAATCATTGGTTTATTCCAAATTTACGAAGGAATAACCTATCAAACAGAATGATAAGAAGGGATTCAACTGCACGGATTTTGCAGCAAAAAAAATGGCGCATATCCTCACGGACACACGCCACTCGAAACACAACACATATAATTAAACAACGGAATCGAACTTTTTCAAGATGTAATAGAATTTTCTCGGCCTTATCTGGTACTCATCGCTCAATTTCTCGGCGATATAAGACACTTTTAACCCTTCTCCCTTCATCGTTAGGAAACGCTTGTACATTTCAAGGTACTTAACATCGTCCAGATTGACTCCGGCACGCCTCATCGCTTCCAATATGGGACGGCTTATCTCTATACATTCGTGTACTTTCATGAATCGAACAATTAAATGGAACCTAAATTCTCTACCACTTTAACTTGTGAACCCACCTTGTTAATCTCCGTAACGGAAACAATCGGGTGGACATCTTGCATGCCTCGTGCAATGGCTCGTGCAATCATCTCCTCACCGAGAGCCTGACTGCTTTTTTCCCGAACTTGTATGGGCACGCCTCCTCCGGCTACATTAATAGCAGACAGTAGCGGAGCGAACATGGAGGTAGCTCTTGCTGTCATTACGCTCTCACCGTTAGACAACATAGCGGGTATGCTGTCGCTCGTTCCCGTTCCGGGGCCTTCTACAAGACCACCATCGGCAAACTTGGCCGATTTGACAAGACCTATTGCTGTTGTCATATTTGATATAATCGCAGCAATTGTAGGAGCAAAAGCTATTATATTTTTGGGAAATGATAAACCAGCGGCGGCGGCAACCCCTTCTGAAATTGCTTTTCCTGTATTTATCGCAATTTCAGCCAACGCCAGTGTCTTTGACAATATTGCAAAAGCCTTATTGTCCTCTCCAAGCTGCTCGAATAACCCCGATAGAGCTCCTGTAATTTGAGATGCCGCTTCGAACTTCGCTTGTTCTATTTCTATTTCCCTCTGGGCAAGTTCCTCTTTGGCATCCAAATATTCCTGCTGGGCTTCGAGTTGTCGGGCTTTGAACTCGGCATCGCTTTCTCCCTCTAACTGCTGTAAGGAATCAAGCCGTTTCTTGGCATTTTCAAGCTCGACTTGCAACTCATCTTCTCCGGCTATCTTTGCGGCGGCTAACCTGTTGGACAGTTCGAGTTCCAATGCTTCCATAGCTTTCTCTTGCTTTTTCCGCTCATGCTCCGATGTCATTTCGTCGAGTTTCTTTTGATAACGTTCCTCGATTAGTTGTTTCTGCTCGGCAGTCAGTTTTGTATTGGATAGTTCTATCTCCTTTTCCTTTTTGAGTTGTTCTGCTTTCAAGCTATATTCCTGAATTGTACCCTCTGTTGCCAATTGAAGCCTCTGCTCAATATAAGCAGCTTCTTGCTCTAACTTTTCCCGAATCGATTCCTCATTCACTTCTGCTAACTCTGCATCTCTCTGCTTTTCCAAGTTGGCTATTGTGGCACTCATGGCGGCCTTCGCTTCGGTCGTTAGATTCTCTTCTGTTTCCATTCGCTTCTTTAAATCTGCTATCTGATCATCATAACTTGCATTTATGTCTGCTTTCTGTTTTTCAAAACTATCTTTAATTAGCGCATTTTCAGAATCACGGAGAGCACGCATAGCTGCAAGCTCTTTATCCGAACGCTCTTGCACTAATTGTAACCGTTGTTCCTCCTCTTGATTTAATTTAGTTTGAGCCTCTGAACGTTGTGAATATAACTCCCTTGTTTTTGTATTATATTCTTTTTGAACATTGTACAAATTAGCTTCTGCTTGTGCCAATTCATCATTCACTTCTTTACTATTTTTTGTTCGCTCAGCTTCTTTTTTAGCTATTTCTAATCTCTGTTTCGCTTGTTCCAACTCATTGTCTGCCATAGCTTTTTCCTTATCTATGGCTTCATTCAAGAATTGTATGCGTTCTTCTGCTGAATATTTATCCTTCTGAGCAGATTTCGCCCTCAAATCAGAGGCTTCCATACTTAATTTCGCATTCTCTACAAGGTCGCTCCTTTCTTTATTGGCTAAATCTAATTTCTGCTTTTCAAGTTCTATATAATCCTTTGAATTTTGATTTATGCTATCTCCTACTCCAATAAAATCCAAAAAAGCACCCACCAAACCAGTAACAGCTTGTGCGGCAGAAAGAAAAACATCTACAATAGATTCAACAACCCTTGTTATTCCGTCCATTGCCATTTTCAACGGAGCCAATACCTGCTGCAACTTAACATATTGTTCTTCGTTGTTCTTTGCTGAATTTGCCAGTTTCAAGAATAATGCCGTAATGACACTTATAACAGCAATTACCGGGTGAGATTTAAGAAGATCAAAAGCCTTACTTACCCCTATAACACCATTCCTTACAGCCTGAATTCCTGCAACAAGCTGATTGTTCCCAAATACGCTTTTGATTGCATTTTCATAGTTACCTACATTCCTGTTGAATCGACCGGTTGCCTCTTCTGCTCCTTTAAGCTCTTTTGTAACAGCATTAATCTTGTCTTGTAATTCTTTCCCTTTCGCAGAATCCCGTTCCGCCTTACTTAGATTGTCATATTCGGCAGTCAGATTGGATAAAGCCGCACGCAGTTGAACAAGTGAACCCCTTAAATCCGATTCAACTTTAATATTATTTTGAATCTCTTTCCTAAGAGCTCTTATCTTTGTAGAATATTCGGTAACATGTTGTTTTGAAAGCTCCATTTCCCGATTATATTCTTCCCAAGAAACAGTCCCTTCCTTTAACCATTGGTTGTACTCTTTTTGCAAATTCTTTTCCCTTTCTATTTGGGTATTCAGCTCCATTATTTGTTTAATCGCTGCTTCTGTATTTGTTTGTACTTTAACTCCTATAATAATCTCTTTCTCTGCCATAACCTAAAACATTTATAGTATTCATAATAATTTAAGTAATTCACACTCTGAATAATCGCCTTGCGACTTTATAGAGATAATAGCAAAAAATGCCGCATATCGCTCTATATATACAGGTATCGTGTAATCGATGTTTTTCAAATCTATCTCAGTAAGCCTGAATGTGTCCTTAATCACAAACGGCGACTTGATGATGTCTTGATAAAAAGATAGACCGAAACGTGATACCCGGTTTTGAAATTTAAGGTCTGAAAAGTCTAAACGGGCATCCTCCTTGCCTTGACTGTCAAAAGAGATTACAAGCTGCATAATCCTGTCTCCGCAATCTTCAAGCTCCACGATCGTACCGTCGTCACTCCATTTGAAATATGGAACAGCCCTCATGTCCCCATTGTCACCCCCGGCAGTATAAGGAAGTTTCACTAAGTCTTTTTCATGGTCGAGAGTCTTATTTTGTACAACCATATAGCCGTCTGCACTCTTGGCGTTCTCGTTCTCCTCATAACGGAAATAGTTCTTCTGTGCAAAGTCCCCAAACGTGTACGAAGTCTCTTTGGCCGTCCACCCTGTCGGGACTAACTTCTTACTCCAATCGACCGCCTTTTTTTTATTATCTATTATCTTGCTTACAGGCATGAAAAAGACACCGGTATCGATTTTTATGGCGAACAACCCGAACAACCAACATATTTGCTTTATGAAATCGACTACCGATATATTCGGCAGGTTAATACCAATAGGGTAATATTGGTTATAAGATACAGACTGAACATCTTCGCTAAAAATTTTTATATAACTTTTTATAATACCTAATAACGCCCCATTGTTTATACGTATTCTAATTGTTATATTACTATATTCTGTAATATCAAAAGGTATAACTCCTTTATAAGCACACAATCCAATATCATTTGAGCTAATTTGTAAACTCTTAATATATTGTGCATTTGAATAAAAGGCTAATTCTACCACATTAAGAGTATTATGTTTATTTGTAGAAATAAGGATGTCTAATTCCCAGTCAAGAGATGTTTCATATATTCTAACAACATCTCCGTATGTTTCTGTATTAGAAATATTTATACCATCAACTCTATTTATTTGGGTAAATTTTACATACTTAATATCACTATCAAGTGTACCTGTAATATTCGCTTCAAAAAAATTATACTTCGAGCTTGCTTTCTGTGAGATGAGGGGCAAGTACAACAGTTCTATATATTGCTTATAACTTCCCCACTCCATCGTAAGACCGTAATATGAGGCTATTTCCTCCAACAGCCTCATGCAATTGACCGACGGGTGTATAAATATCTTGTCTCGATTTGAATCTACATCTATACCCGCATTATGACGGATATAACCGTGTGACAGTTGACCGTCAACCAGTCCGTTGTCGTATGTCGTAGAGCTGTTCCACGGCAAAGCCATATCGGCAAATTCCTGTATGCTCCTATCATCGTTCATGAGCTGAATAAATTTCTCACTCATTCCCCAAGTCAAGGCCACATCAAACCCATCTTCGCTACACGATATAAGAACGGCTTTTGCATCGAACAGTTTTACCCCATTCCTGTAATACTCCGCATTGAAATAGTCCCTCATCAAGTAGCTCTCATGACCGGCAACATCGGGAAAATCCAACAGCCTTATATTCTTATTCGTCCTCGGTAGGGTTATCGTATAACTGTTCGAGGCTGTTATCTTGGAAATGTCCCCTAACAAATTGCTCTTGAAATTGAGTGTTATCTCACTGTCGCCCAAATCGACACTTTCACCCTTGATATATAGTTCCTCTTTCATATCTTTATTGTTAACTCTTCGGGTAATTCAATCTTGAAAACAAAATCTTGAAGTTCAGCACTCGTCCGTTCAAAATCCCCAGTCTGTACATTTACCTTTATAAAGGCATATTTATCTATGTCATAAACATACACCTCTGGTGAATATAGAACATCTTCTATATAACTATATTCATTCTTATCAGCCATCGGTACAGAAAGCGTGACAACACGAGTCGCTGTCTTATTTTGCTGAACGGAATTATCGACTAATCTATCTTTATAAGATAGTGTTTTATTATATTCTTCTCCATCAACTTTAAGTGTCTCTCCTTTTTTCTTGAAAAGGAAATAATTCCTTCCTCCCAATCTATTTAACCACATCAAATATACACCATCGGTGCATCCATAGGTTGTCACATAATATACAGTTTTACCACTATCCCATGTCTCTATAATAGGATAAAGAGAATCTGTATCAACGACTATTTCTTTATCGTTTTCAACATATACAAGATAAGATTTGCCGATCGAAATTTTTGGCTTATCCAAAAAGATACAGACGAGGTTGTCGTTCACACCTTTATACTCTACTAATTTAAGTGAATTATTCTGTACAAGTGCACCTTCCTTCAATAAGAAATTAACAGAAAACGGGAATTCAACAAACTGTTTAACATGGATTGGAATATTTGAAGAATTATATCTTTTATACGGCTCAACAGCTCCATATATGAAATTAATAGTACCCATATCATGAGACTCTAATGAGTCTGATGTCTGCACATCGACAATAATTCTAAATTGTTTAGAAGTATTCTCTACCATACATGCATACATGTGTGGGTTTAAACCTTCATACTCGAATAATGACTGTAATATGTATCTAATATCCTTTTTAAAATTAGTCTTATAATCAACGCTCCAACGTTCTTTATAATCATTTGAAATGTGTGAGCAAGAAATAATAATGGTTATATCTTGCAATAAAGAACTATTTGCCTCTATATCAATTACAAATGGAGAGAAACAATATCCCATATTACTCATTTGTACTGTTGAATAATCTTTTTCGCTTGTCATAATCTTTCTAATATTTCAAGTTTATACCCTAAATAAATCTTATCTTCTACCCGTCTAAGAAACTCATCTATAAATGGAGTGTAAATGTCTGCTCGTCCTCCTTCCCTATATAGCTTCGTACCCTTTGTGGCTATCGTATGGCTTATAGCTCCCGCTGCCATATTCAGGCTTCTTTCCTCGACCGTATATTTCGGTTGCCAGTTCTCAGACGGTTGGCGAATGTATGGAACTTGCCTTACCGATATTCCTTTGTCAAGAATCCATTGCCTGATAATATCTACCATATTAGATGGAACACCTCCCGCAGCCCTACCTTTCTCAACCGTGGAAAATGCAGATCGCCCTAGTAAATAGGCTTCGATTTCCTTTTCATTGCCTTCTATATATACCTCGATACTATCGGCCGTCTGTCCCGTTACCGTTGTTCCAGTAGCTCTCAACTGTTCTACAATCTTGCCTTTGAGCCACTCCAATTCTTCTTGTAGAATTTCCCTTATACGCATTTTCCTGTCAATTCTTTAAGATTCAAAGAAACTGATACACCTGAACACTGTATCGCCATATCCCTGATTACATCATGGCAACTCCATGCGGTTATTGGTTCAAAATATCTGGTGTCGTTTACCCGAACAACAAATTCCTCAACGGCAGAACGCATTCGCTCTATAATAGCATTCGTATCTTCTCCTTCCTGATCTATTCCCTCATGGTCGAGAAAGAATAACAAAGGCTCTATATTCTTCTTTAACATTCCCGAAACGGTTATTTCTCCTCCTCCATTGATAGGCATTACATACAATACGGCAGGAAGTTTTTCAGGCTGTTGAATCCACTGGTTCAAATGATATATATCTCCTATTGAGAAAGAGAAGCCCATAGCCTCTACGATCTCCCTTATCTTATCCTCCATCATTTTTTCTTGTAAATTAACTTTTGCAATCTCCTTTGATAAGCTACTACTTCGTTATCCATCTTCATGCATTGATAGATAACTACCCACGGCACACATTGAAGAACATAATCATGATCTATTATTCCCATACGTTTTGCATAAGAATCGACAATACCGAATGTGCCAAAATTCAACGATGTTACTCCTGCGGCTATCTCCTCCGATGAATAACTCATTGTTTCACCGAGCGCCTCAAACATTTTGGAAACCCTCTTAACCTCATCTATAATCCAATTTCTATATCCAGCCGTGACAGATATATCAGCTTTCAAAACTTCCTCCTCGGTAAGTCCCTCAACAATCTGCATTGGCTTTATAAATTCTTCCGAGGTCGTCTTTATTTCCATTAACTGCAACAATTCACCGTACATAATACCGTTTATGTCTGTTTTTAACGGCTTTCCTTTGAATGTAGAAACTCTTTTAGCTCCTTTTACACTTTCTACCGATTCTTCGGTTAAACATTCCATGATGGCTAAAAAATGAGCCGTCGTACATGTCTTTCTTTTTTCTATTTTCATATATTTCCGAGTTTAAATATCTTCTTATGTTGTGGCGGTGTAAACAATCTATTGAGGGCTACATAGCGGATAGCATCTAGCGAGTGATTGAATAATTCGATAGGCTCATTTGTAGGTTCTCCATCATCTCCTTCTTCCCACTTATAATTTGCCAGCTCTTTCCTTATATTCGTACTTCGCCTTGTCACATGCCACTTATATCTTTTCAATACCGAAATACCTAGTCTTATACTATCATTCCCTTTCTTCGCTCCCTCTATCCTAAGCCCGAACCTCTTCAATTCCTCTATGCTCTTAGGTTCTGCACTATCGGCGATAATTGTAATGGACGCCATTCCATTCTGTCGAACAACTCTCGAAATATCGGGATTGGTTACCTTCCCTTCAAATAGAACCTCATCAATCCATAAATCGCCACCAGATAAACGAACATCAACCAATGCCGTTGGATCGTTATATCCAAAATCAAGACCCAACCATCTACCCTTGTAATTATCAGGCATAGAATCGACAATATCATAATTGTCATAAACCATACCTCGGAGTCTTCCTGTCTTCCCCCTCGCATATACACGGTGAAGCTCCTTATCTTCAATCCCTTCTATCTTATCATGCTCCTCTTCGGAGAGAAAAGTATTGTGTCGATGATCAGTAATGAATAGCTTTGCTTCTGGCTTCCCTATTATCTTATCATGTACCCAGAAACGAGCTGTCGGGTTATAATCGATAAATATCTGCTTTCTTGTACGAATGGCAAGCTGCCAATATACAGGATAAGGTATACCATTAGCTTCATTGACAAACAAATAATCTCGCTTTCCACTCTTGGCATCCTGCTCATTCTGAAACGAAGCAAATTCTATTATGGAACCGGTAACGCACTTTACAATTCTGTCGCTCTCGTTGAATGAGAACTTATCAGAACAAAAATCGCTATTACCTATTATCGTCTTGACATCTCGATATGCTCCCTTTTTCAAGTTAGGTATATCTTGTCCGACAACAGTTATAACTTTATTGACAAACGAGAGAGCATAATATACTAGCAACTGCAATATCGTATAGGTTTTACCAGAAGACGTTCCACCCTGATTAATTATGATACGCTCGTTACTATTCATCATGCTGTCAAATAAAGGCAAGGTTGCGAATATGTCAGTCGGCGATGTCATCTTCACTGTTGGCTATCGGTGGTGTACCTTCTTTATGTACAACAGATATTTTAAATCCGCTTATGCCATCATCGACAGAAAGCCTATTATCCTGTCTGTTTTTCCAATTTTCAGGGTCTAAGTTCGTCAAAGCAAATATAAGTGCACCAGTATCCGGAGGGAAGTGCTTCGTTATTTTGCTTGACTTTACAAGTACTTTACTCCCGTCCTTTAAAGTTCTATATTCATTTTTAGACTCTTCAATCTCATAACCGGCAGCACGCTTCCAAAGTGATTGCTCCAACGTTTGAACGATAGTTTCACGAAACTCTTTTCTCGCCTTTTTTAAAGAGTCAGAAAAGTCAGGTTTGTCATTTATCCAAGTATAAAATGTTTCTTTGCTAATACCAACCTTTTTACAGGCTAAGATATTAGAATCCCCCTCCCTTATATAGGAGATGATGTCATCTTTGACATCGTTAAATTTACCTTTGCTCATATCCTAAAACAATAACCTAAAACTTATATAAATATACTAAAAATCAATCTGATTAGCAAGTAAATTCTTGCTTTATTTCAGAGCGAAGTCACCCCTTCTCAGAGCCTTCTCCATCTTCCGGCTGTACTCCTCTTTCAATATTTCAATGTCCATATCAAAACAATTTTAACTGTTCAACTTTATTTTCAATCTTAACTATCTCTTCATCAGTCCTAACGTTTGATATAAGTCGGAGAGAGTAAAACGGAGTGGGAATAGGGTAACGTACCTCGTTAATCTCGTAGCCCCAATTAAAGTACACCGGGCTTGCAATCGTGTCGTGGCAAATAACCCGCCCTCTTGCCCCGTGAACCATTAAATTGAGGGCACACATTTTGCAGCTAATTCCGTCTATGTCCTCGCCGACGTAGTAGCCGCTTTTATTCTCTGTATATGCAGCTAGCAATGTCCGTCCCGAGCCGCACGCAGGGTCTCCTGTCTTTCCACTTATTCCCCCATTGATTTTTGCCATTATAGTACATAATCCTTCCGGTGTAAAGAACTGTCCCAGCATCGAAGATTTTCCTTTTGATTGATACATCTCCTCGTATATATTCCCGAACACATCTATCCAGCCGCTCGACTCGATTCCCTTGCTTACTATTTCAAGCCACAATATAGTGGCATTAAACAGGTGTTCGTCTTCCTTCGCTTTATCTTCCAAGTGTTTGTCATATGTCCCGTTAACGATGTATTTCACATCGAACATATCGACAAGGTAATCAAGCCACATACCCAATCCTTGCTGCCCGTCATATCCGTGTATCCTTACTGATTCCTCTATTTCTTCAATGATTCGTTTCATAGTTACTCCTCCCACTCGATTTTAACGGTATCAACATAGTCAAATCCTACTACGGAAGATTTTTTTGCTTCCTCTTTGGTCGGGTAAATACTTGCCATGCAAGGGATTTTCTTTCCTACATTATATGATTTATATACATTCACCCACCCCTCTTTCTTCTGGGGGAGCATCATGAGGTCGTATTTATCAATCTGGTCGACAAAAAATCTACCATTTTCAAGATATTGCAAAACAGTTTCTTTATTACAATCGTATATTAAAGCAACAATTGGCTTATTACATTTTGCGTCGAAGCAAATAATCCTCGCCTTTCTCCCGTCTCTTGTACATACTGGCTTGCCAGCTTTGGCTGCTTCAAGGTCAAAGGGTTTAAGATTCAATTTCTTTTCTTCCATATCTTCTTTGTTTTGTTTAATTTCTACATAGATTCTTGTGCCTCTATTTTTGCATGTACCACCACTTAAACATGCTCCTCCTTTTTTGAAGATACAGAAGGCACAGCCTACGTATCCAGTTACAATTGACTGTACTTTCTTTCCATTTATAATTTCAGGTTCTCCTACCTTTTCAAGTTTCTTGAATATGACATTCTTTTTATCACTTCTACATGTACAATGCGGATTATTAGCAATGCAAATATTCTTATCATAAAAGGCACATTTATAACATCCTGTTCCTTCCACGCACTGATACCACTCACCGTTGTACTCAAATATTTCTCCTACTTTTCTTTCCATATCTTACTGTATTTTAATCGTTCAAATTCTATTATCTCCTTATCCCATAGTTGGGCCACGAAATGTTCTAACTGGCAGCCTTTGGATTTTTCCCAACAGGGGCAAAGGCATATCGCATCGCATTCCATTAGTGCCTTTATATCGTTTCCCAGAAGTTCATGATAGGGTTTGTCCAAATCGGGGTTTACATCGAAGTCTATCGGTGTGACGACACGGTATCCTTTCATTTCGAGGACTCCCGAAACGTATAGTATTTCACTTTCCACTTCATCGAAGTCCCTGCCGGTGATGGGTAGGGAGATGTAGATTTTCTTTTTATTCATTTTCAATGATTGCTTTATAATATTATCTGTTATCTCCATTTCCGCCAATCACACCCCTTTGTTTCCGGGAAGCTAATTTGGTATAGTTCATTTCTCCGATTTTTTCAAGCGTATATCCTAAGTCATGTGAGAGGGTAGCGATATACCAAAGCACATCGCCGAGTTCCTTTGCCAATTCGCATTTTATGCTTTCTGAGAAATCTCCGTTGTGGTCTCGTAGTACCTTTTTTACTTTATCCGATACTTCGCCGGCTTCTCCAGTCAGTCCGAGTGTCGGGTAAATTATGTTATATTCTCTCCGGTATTGAGCTGTTTCAAGTGCCTTTTTCTGATATTCATTCAGTGTCATTTTTATTCTCCTTTTTAGTTATAATATTGATTATCTCATTATGTTTGGTATTAAATCTTTGATGTATGCCCTGCGAACTATATTTACATCACGTAAAAAGAGGAAAAGACCTTGTTCGTCCGTAATCATATTTCATTTTAAATCGAATATCTTGCTTGAATCCCTAATAGAATCAATAGACATCTTGGCACTCATTTGCCCCATAAATTCAGCGAAATCCATCGCCCGATCCCAACTAGACCATCTATGAGTAATCTCTACTAGTTCAAAAGCATTTAGTAATACCAATTTTTCGTTTTTCTCTCTCAGGTCATTTACAGCATTTCTTACTCTGTGATAAAGCTTGCAATTATATCTTTTTGCGTTATACGGTTCCGCACCTTCTCTTGGTTCAATACTACGATATTTAACCGAAAACGAAGGAAGTTTATCTTCGCACATTGCATTATATACATCACTCTCTACCGGGCCATATGGCATAGCATAGAAATTATCGAATATATCCAAAAGGTCATCGCCTCCATCTTTCTTAGGAGCAGCAGCCAAAAACAGCAGCTTCATGGCTGTAAGTTTAGGAAACGGTTTGCCCTTAATCGTTTCATGATTATCCCGCCACTCCTCAAAAAGATGGAGCATATAATCAAATGCCTCTATTTTATCTACTTCCATAATTTCACTTTACCAGTTCGAAATCATACACAAATACATAGGGGTTGTTCTCCCATGTGCCTTTACCGCTTATCTTGTCGATTAAGTATGAATAAGCCCCTTGTGGCGTGCAAAAAGGATCTTTTTTTAATGTCGGAATATAATATGCGTCCATAAAATGGGTATCTTCACTGCCGACTTTGCCTTTTATTATTCCCTCTTTCAAACAATCTTCATCTGAAATATCTTGTAACCGTTCAACACGTACATTGGTTATGCGGATTTGGTAGGGCATAAGGCCGGCACGGACAAACATTTTGTTGAAGTATCCGCTTCTTTTAGGCATTATTGGATACCCTTCCTCGTCAAGCTCATAATCAGGAAGATTTCCACAGTCTCTATAGTTCTGTGCCACTGCAACACACTCTCCTTTCCTGTATCTTTTGCACGACTTGTCATATTCAGTTCCTGATACAAAATTTATGTAACAGCCTAACAGCTCATTACTAAGACTAAGACCGTAAGCATAACCCTTCCAGCAAATTCCGCAATTATCCTGATATGTCGGCTGAGGAGTAATTATCCGCCTTGTCTGTGTTTTTAGACCTTCAAGTACGGCTTGGGTGAGTCCGTATTTATCATTGAACATTATTTTCTTCATCTCTTATTCCTCCTTTATAATTTCTTTCATGAAACAAATCCAGTGTGTATTAGATCGTTTGCCGGATATATGCCCGAATATTGGTCTTTCAGGTGTGAGCTTCAAAATTTCAGAAACCTTGATATCTGTCTCGTTCCATTTGAAAATCAAAAATCCTCCGGGTTTCAGGACTCGAAAACATTCTTTAAATCCCTTTGCCAGCATATCACGCCAATCTGAATACAGAGCTCCGTATTTAATTTGTTGGTAGCCTGTTGGCGATGCTTTTTCGTTCAAACGTCCGTACATATCTGCCATCTTTGACTTTCCAGCATTCCTTAATAAGTGAGGCGGATCGAAAACTACCATCGAAAAAGATTTATCCTCATATGGCATATTTGTAAAGTCGGCTTGTATGTCGGGATTTACTTCAAATGATCTACCATCGCATAAATGAGTAGAGACCTTTCGAATGTCTTGAAAAAGAACTCTTTCGTCATGTTTGTCGAAGTAGAACATCTTTCCCCCACAACAGGCATCTAATATCGTTTTTCTCATTGCTATTCCTCCTGTTTATTTGGTAACAAGTCTTCTACATATGCCCATTTTGAATACCCCTGTAATGTTTTTTCAAGAAAACCAATTCCAATGGTATGATGACATGTTTCCATAATTCCGTTGTGACATAATACAGCCAAATAACCACTTTTCGTAGGCATATCGGCAGTAGTATGCCACACTGAATTTATCCGCCAGTTTGCACCATGCTCGAAAGCATCAGCTACTGCGTACTTATCAAAATCTCCAAAGACACAAGATGGGGTTGCTGTTTTGGCATATTCTAATGACCTTTTTTCAATATCTTCTATTTTCATTGTTTATCAATTTTTCTCATTAACTTCAACTAGATGACTATCTATTTCCTCTATAACCTCAATAGCCGCTTGTAAGAATGCTTTATTAGTTGTACGGATATATCCTGATCCGAACTTACCTATCTTGTATTTGTCTGCCGTAAAAACGATATATTGCTTTGCAAACAGAATGTTGATACAGCATTTTAATCGTTCAATCATTGCTCTCCTCCTTTCATAAGTTCTATTTCTCCCATATCTGTATGATTTTTATAATTTATTGAAATAAACTGACTTGTATTCTTTTCAAGACCTTTTCATTTGCGTCGTTATAGAACTGTTTGTTGACCTCGAAACCATATGCCTTTCTTCCCAATGAGGCTGCCGCATACAGGGTCGTGCCGCTTCCTGCGCACGGGTCGATGACAACATCGCCCTTGTCCGTGAATATCTCTATCAACCGTTTGAGAAGCGGGACAGGTTTCTGGCAAGGGTGGCATTTGGGCGTGGTGTTGTCCCTCACCCAGTCGAAGCAGTTGAAAATCATTCTCCCGTTGTTGTTGAATTTGGGCAACTTGTCCCGATAAAGGATAAGACCGTATTCGCAGTTGCCGACGACCTTCATGTTTGCTTTCAATACTTGCGCCGAGAAGTCCTTGCGGAAAACCAGCGGTATGTAGTGATTTAACCCGTATTTGCGGCCTAACTCTATGAATTTGAACTGCTGTTCGTACTCGCAGAACAGTATCATGCAGGGGGACTTACCGGCTTCTTTCGGTTCTTTCACGAGCATTTTGGAACAGAAGTGCATGAACTCGGACGGACGGAACTCGCTGTCGGACGAGAAGAATTGTTTGCCTGCCAATGCGCTCTCGCCGTTCTTGTTGTCGCCGTCGATATACCATGCGGGGTTGCTGGCGTAGGCGTTATTCGCCAAATTATACGGCACGTCGGCTATAATCAGCTGCGCTTTTGGCAGCCCATAGACTTTATAATTCTGGAATGAGTCGTTGTAAAGCTCTATGTCTTTCATACTTAACTTTCCTTTTTGCTGTATTTGTCGATAATTTCTTGAATCTGACCGGGTGTCGCTTTCTCCTTTTCACGCAGCTCCCATTCCCGGTTCCTTTCCTCCTGCCTTTTTTTGTCTTCATAGAACCGCAATAGATTCTCCCTGTCAGAATTAAATTTTTTCAATGACCTTGTCACTGTACCCGGAGTAAAAGTGCCGAAAAATTGATCGTATTTGTCTTGTTTGAATCGCTGGAAGAATACCATGAACTCGGTAAGCTTAAAACGGCCATAGCCTAAGATAATTGTCCGTGCCAGTTCGATAAAATCTGCTGGTTCCATGCCATTTCGAACTTTTGAAAATTCTGCGAGTTCAAAGAGCTGTATGGACAGCCATGATTCAGCTACGCTATCTCCAAATGTCCGGGCAACTCTTGAAATACTCGGTGCATGTCCGGTGAAACAACGCTCCTCGTTTTTGCAGTATTCCGTCTGCTTGTCTGGGCTAAAAAGGTAGAGCAGATTCTCCCCCGTCTTGTAAGTTGCCAGTATCTCCCGTTGCCAGCTTGGTGGCGATGGCTTTTGCAAACTCTGCATATCGCTCCTGTTTGGTCTTGGAATTAGGTTTTTGATGGATTCCGGATTGCTCATCTCGTGCTCGTTTTAGTTCGATTATTAACCAGCGGGCAAAGTGTTGTTGTGCATCGCTGACGCTTTTTCTTGCAATGCCCTCGTTTTGAAGTTTACGGATATATGCCTCGATATATAACCTCGATTCGTTCTCGTCGATGTGGTTGTTCATCGATAGCGTTTCTATCCACGTTTGATTTGAGAGTAGTTCTTCACGCAGTTCTGTCAGTGGCTTGTCAACGTCTTTGCCAAAATCTTCTTCTTTTTCTTTGCTTCTCGATAGAGAAGTTTCTTTTAAATCATTATCATTATCATTTTCATTATCATTTTCATTTAAGCCCCCACTGGCTCGTTTGGCTCCCACTGGGTTATTTGGGGTCGAGTGGCTCGTTTGGCTCCCACTGGGTTTAGTTTTAACCGTTTCAGAGTTTTTGTCATTACCTCCTTTACGCCCGTTGTTCCGGTTTCTCTCGACAATGCCCTGATATTTGAGTTCATCTATCTCGAATTGATTCTTGAAAAACTCAAATGCCATTTCAATGTCCTCCTCTACCGTAACCTCCTCGCCAAGTTGATATTTGAATATTGCTCGAAACAGCCTGCCCAGTTGTTTGTCCGATAATCTCGATATGGGTTTATAAAATGATTTATAAATCAAAAAGCTGTCTTTCATTTATTCCTAATATTGATAGTTATTCTCTTTTCGTATCATACTTTTCAATTATCATAATTCCTTCTTCTGTTTTATCTCCGTAAACGATATGACAGCCAAACTCATGAACCAATATATCCAAATCTTCTATGGTTTCTATCTCTGTATAGAGATTAAGGGTATTGGTATCTATCATTTCCCTTATAACTGGCAATCTTGACTCAAACAATGAATCTTCTAAACTTCTTAGATAGATGTCTCCTCGTTTAAAGGTATTCATGCTCGATGTTATTAATTTCACCTTTAATGTTTTTGATTTATCGGGATCGTCATTATAATAAAAACGAGCTGACGATAATTGATTGAAATTAACAATAACATGATTATCTTCTTGGAATTTCTTTATTCTATTATGAATATCTACATATTGATCATAGTTGATAATAGACTTTATAAAAAGGTATTCCAAACATAAATCAGATATAACTAATTTTTCTCTGTTTAATTTGTCTTCCGATTCCATATTAAGTTTCAGTAATTGAAAATGCCCACCCGTTCAGTGTCTTGTGCTTGTCAATCTCACCGGTTTTGCATAGCTCGTTTATCTCAGATTTGAGTGACCGGATAACCACCGACTGTATTTCGGTAAAGCTCGCTATGGAGGGCTCCTTGTTATTCTTTTTCTTTTCCTCGACTATCGAGGCGATGATGTGCTTGATGTCTATCATACGGCTTGTTTCTGTTGTTTTTCACGCAAGAATTTGTTGATGAAGTAGATTTGACCTTTACCGGTTACCTTCGTAGTGGTCGTTACCAGTATTGTGCCGTAGGGCTTGTTGATGATCGTTTTCTTTATCTCGAAGAGATTCATCTCCATAGCCCGTTGGGTAGGTAGGTTGTAATTCTCGCCGGTCTTACAGAGGTAGCCCTCATCTCTCAATAATTGGAACAATCTGTTTTGCCCTATATTGATTCCGTTTTGATTGAGGATTTTTGCCAGCTCTCCAATGAGACAGGAGCGTTGCGATGTCTCCACCGCCTCGGCAAACAAAACTTTGGGGCGGTTGGCTTCTATCATATTCTGCTGTTCTTCTATTCGGGCTTGTTGTTCGGCGGCCAACAGGAGGGCTTCACGGAAAGAGCCGGGGACGTGGTGTCCTCCACTTTTTATCGTCTCTTCCATCTGGTTAAAAGCGTTGATGTAGTCGAGTTTGAATTTGAGAGCCTTTTCGCCGGTGAAGCCCATAGCCAGCAAGGTGAAGCCGTCACGTGTCATTACAACAATACGAGAATGCCGTACACCTCCATTCGGTTGTGGAATTTTTATTGATGCGTCAGCAAAATATCCTTTACATTGATTTTCAGCCATTTTACAGTATAATGCGTCAATAGCCTTTAATACATCGCTATGTTCTTTCCCGAACTTTTCAGCGACCAACAAACTGTTTGTCAGTGCTTGGTTGTTCTGACCTTTGAATACAAGATTGTTCATGGTTGTCATATCATTTGTTTATTTCAGATTCAACGACTTTGTATTTAATGGGCAATCCGGAGCAGGTGATAGCGAGCAGGGCAGAGTCCCTTTCTTCTTGGTTGCTGCGGGGTCTGTTAAACTCTATCCCGCTCATCTGGCACAACCGCTTCAATTCTTCATGGGTGATCTTGCCGTCTTTCCCTTGCCAGCACTTGCGCAACGGGGATTGCTCCATGACTTGTATTCCGTAATGCCTCAGCATTTCGACTATCTTGCGACCGGTCTCTTGGTTACGACCTACATGCTCGCCTTTCTTGGCTGCGCTCGCCCGTGTGTCTTTCGGTGACAAATGCCAGTTGGATTTGTTCTTCCAACCTGCCTCGACATATACCGCCACTCGTTCATCGTTTTTCTTGCAGTGCTCATGAAGTTTTTTTATGCCCTCTACCAACAAGGGGAATGGGCAAACACTCATCTCCATTTTCATTTTCCTTGTGTCCAATACGGAGTAGCCGCTACGCTCAACGTCGGGGTCTATCCCTATCACTACATCGTATTTTATTTTTCTATTGTATGTGGCCTGTTCTTCCATTATGTTGTATCTTTCTCTTTTTGTTCGGCAGGCGGGACTCGAACCCGCAACTGTATATTCGCTCCTTATACTCGACTTATACCGCTCTCCCGTTTGAACCACCGCCGATACCACCTAAAACACTTATGGCTTATTTCTCCCCGCAGTTCCTTCCTCCGTATGGTGCTCGACCACGTACCCAGTTCGGCTTGCGGGAATGTCTCACATTATGCTCCTATATCAGGTCTATGATTTTGGTTTTCACAATTCCGTCCAACCGCATGTCGTTAAGGCCTTGTCTCATGTGTTCTTGCATGAGGCGGTTGGCTTCGGTGATGTCTTTGGCGCAGACGAGGTTGTAGTACTTCGTTTCCTTTTCATTGCCGTTGTCATCGATGAATATGTCTATCAACGTGGCCTTGTAGAAAGGCTTGCCTTCTTCCTTCTCGTTGACTATCTCGACGACATTCGAGCGGGTGATAGAGAATACATCGCAATTTCCGTTGTACTGTTCAAGTCCTTTGGCTTCGGCCTCGGCAAATAATACTACATCGGTGATGAAGTGTTCGATGACTTCTTTCATCTCTCCTTTGCTGTTCTCTTTTTCTACTTTCAGTTTGATTTCGTAAAACATCGCTTTTATTTTTTATAGGTTAAAACTTCTTTTAACTTGGGATTCCCTGCCGCATAACGGCGGACATCAAAGTCACTATCCTTTGTCAGCTTAGTGAGTACCTCGA